GAATGCGGCGCCAAGCTTCACTCGTTTCTAAAAACTCAATAACCACATAGCGGTAATTTTCTGTCGGCATATCCACAATGCATCTGGCGGAGCTATTTTCTACAAGCTTTTCTTGGATCAAGTTGCCTTCAAGGTCATATGCGCTAACACGAAAGAGACTCGCATACATCCCGGATGCATCGTCGAAACATAGGGTAAAGCCTACGCTAGTCTGGTTCTCATTCCATGAAAAGCCAAGGGATGGACGAGCATCAAAGCTTTTATCCTCACCGGAAATTGCATCGCTCCACCAGCCGGTCTGTAGGCCGGTCAAATCTTCCTTCGGCAGGATGAATGTGCCGTCAAGCTTAAAGTAGTCCCGCTCAAGAGATGCCAACTTCAAGCTTTGATATTCAACAAGGTCATGAGTCTGCCAAATTTGGGATAACTGGCATTCACCACTGCTAAAAGGCAGAGCCAATGCTGCCGCGTCTACGTCAACCATTCGGAAAGATACGAGGATATCACAGAGGCGTACATCAGCGTACGGATTATATGCAGGAGCCATTGTAAGCATCAGGTCACCTCCTGGGCAGTCATATCCAGTTTCACATCATGCCAGACCGCTTCGCCATTTTTGTAGGAAAACACACTCATGCTCGGATAAGAGACCTCAAAGCTACCTGCAGCTAAGCCTTCCGGCGAAGGGTATTCCACCCAAAGGAAGCTGTTCTTTCTAAGCAGTGAAGAAAGAGCCGCTACTGCATCCGCCGGAATCCAGTCCCATGAAGCAGCTATCGTGGTTCGGTGTCCGAGCACATCCTTGACAACCTTGCCGGATACCATTACCGCGCGCCTGGACTCTTCTTTGGCACCCACTGTGATGGTTTTTACGCGTGGCATCACAACTGTATCAGTGCGTTCCATATTTGAAATGCGTATTTTATCCAATTGAAACACCCCTTTGCTTTGAGACATCCTTAAGCGGGTCAAATATGGTCTGGGCGATGGTCTTTCCGTCAAGGTTGACCTGTAGTGTAATTTTCTGTTGGGAGAGTCCGCCACCAAGCGCCGAAGACAGTCCGCCGACCAGCCCGTTTACCATGTCTGCTGTTGAACTTGAGCAGTCCTTTATATCAAGCTGCATGGGTATGCTCCGTTCAATCTGGGTTTTCACACCGGACATGGCTTTTGCAAATCCTACGCCCATGCCCTCGGCCATGTATCCTCCGATTTCCGCAAAGACCTGCGAAGGGGAGTTGATTTGAAGCATTGCTTCCACACGCCGTTTTATTTCCGCGATGTAGCTGCTGACCAGATTGTTGAGCCATTTGCTGCGGCTTGTTATGCCTGCTCCGATACCCTCCATTATCATCTGCCCGATGCTTACAAATCCTTGCCGGAAACCGTCAAAGATTTCTTTTATCTTTTGGATTAAAACTCTTATTTTCTCTAAAACCGTGCTCTCCTGTGCATCTTCAAGTCCTACGGAAAGGAAGCTCGCAATGTTCGCACCGGAGATGCCAATGGAGGCACTGTTTTCGGTTATGATTTCACCAATACGCGCAACAAGAAGCATAATAGGCTCTGTCAAAAGCGATATGTGGCTTAGAATACCTTCTTTGACCGCATCTATCGCTGCCAGCCCCGTGGCATCACCCGCAGTTTTAGTAGCAGACAGCATATCCTCGCTGACATCGCCCATTTCACCACCAAAACCGTCTCCCAAGCCTTGGGCCATATTTGCACCAAGTCCTGCGAATAGTGTTGAGGGGGAGTGGATTCCGAAGAAGTCCTTGATTTTGTTCACCACACCCCCAAAGAATCCGCTGATTTTTTCCCAAAGCCATGAGCCTGCATCAGAGATGCCTTGCCACAAACCTTGTATGAGATTCGTACCCACCTGTATGATTTGGCCGATTGAACCCATGAAACCACCAACCAGAGCTGCAACGATCTGGGGAACAGCCTTTACAATTTCAACAATGATGGTAGGCAGGTTCTGTACCAGTGCAATAAATAGACGGACACCGGCATCGATGATTTGCGGTATCGCTCCGATTATAAAGTCTACAATAGCTGTGATGATGACAGGCAGTGAGGATATAAGCTGCGGAAGCGCATCCAACAGGCCCTGAGCCAAACCGAGTATAAGTTGCAGGGAAGCATCAAGCAGCATGGGCAGATTGTCAATAAGTCCCTGGACTACAGTAGTCACAGCGCTTATCGCAGCCGGAATCAGTTCCGGCAATGCCGAGCCGATGCCGGATGCAAGCGCGGTCACAAGTTGAACCGCCGCATCAATTAGAAGCGGGAGGTTGTCTATGATAGCTCCGACAATCGTCATCACCGCACTCACTGCAGTAGGGATCAGTTCCGGCAAAAGGTTTAGTATCGCTCCGAGCACCTGGGAGAATAACACCGTTACTGTTTCCAGAAGCATCGGTAGGAGGTCGCCAATTGCAGAAAGAATCGCACCTGTTGCTGTAGGAAGAGCATTCACGATATTCTCCAAGACCGGCACTATGTTTTCAACCACCGATTGAAAAGCATCCACAAGGTTCTGCGTAAGATTCGTCATATCCGCATTTGCATTTCCAAGTCCGGCCGTGAACGAGCCAAGGGCGGCCTGAAAGAGGCCAATGGAGCCTGTCACCGTCTGAGTGGATTCTCTCGCAAAATTCCCTGCATACTGCTCCGTATTTTCGAAGAACATCTGCATGGCCACTTCAGCTTTTTCAGCTTGGGTTGCAGTCTTCCATGTAAAGTCAAGTCCCTTGGCGAGAGCATATGCTTCGATGTTGGTGGCATTCATTGCGACACCGAGGTTATCCATCATCGTGAAATTACCCTTGGCGGCACCGGCCACCGAGTCAAGGGCCATCTGCATATCGATACCCATGACGGAGGCCATGTCAGCAGCCCTTTGCATGGCTTTTTCGGTCAGGTCAAGACTCTTCTGCTGTTCGATGCCGGAGCCTTGAAAGAGAGCGCCCATCTTGTTCGCTGTAGCGAGATACTGGCTTTGTGAAACACCCATGTTTTTATAGGCTTCCTCACCCGTCTTCTGGATAGAGTCAGCATACTTTCCAAACACCGCTTCACTACCGCCCAGGTTTTGCTCCAGCTCACCGAATTGCTGTACGACCTCTTTCCCCAGCTTAATTGCGGCGGCACCGGCAGCAACAGCTACTGCACCCATAGCAATGCCTACACCTTTTAGGGTGCCACCAAGTTTCTCAAATCTACCGCCGACATCATCAGCGCTTTTTCCTGTTTCCGTCAGCCCTTCACCAAGCTTATCAGCATCACCTGTCGCTTCCTCAAGCTCTCTCTCCATACCGTTTAGTTCAGCCTTGGCATTGTTAAGCTGAATTGCCCAGTTTTGAGTCCTGCGGTCGTTTTCGCCAAAGCTTTCGGAGGCATTTTTTAGAGCCGATTCGAGGGTGGAGATTTTCTCCCTTTGTGCATCGATCGCCTTATATAGAACTTCATTGCGGGCGGTAACCGCCTGTATGCTTTTATCGTTCTTATCAAATTCCGAGGAGACAAGTTTCATTTCACTCCCGAGCACCTTAAAGGACTGGTTGATGTCGCGAAGAGCATCCTTGAATTCTTTTTCGCCTTCGATGCCTATTTTCAGTCCAAAGTTGTCAGCCATTTATAACGCCTCCTTTCTAAAAACTTAAATTCCAAAGGGAATAATGTCATCGATGGACATTTCCTGCTTTGGCTTGGAAAGACCAAGAAACTGCCTGTGGCATTCCCATAAGTCCATGAGGAGTCCAAGGGGAGTAAGCCATGTTTCTTCCTCCGTCCTGTGGAGATGGACCGTTCCGTAATACAAAAGCCGAGTAAAGAGTTCATTCTCGTTTACTCGGCTTGCACGTTTTTTGGATCTTCTTCCGAAGTAATATCCCGGGCAGTTCCTTTGAACATCGCCTCGGTGATTGCCGTCTTATAGGCTGCAAGTTCCAAAGGAGAGGTTAGAAGTTCCACTTCCTCCTCGGTGATGAGTTCTTTCGGCTTATCCCTGTGCTTGAGGTTGTGGATGAGGATTGACTGGTTTGCGAGGAGCGTAATCAGCCAGATGATCTCATCCAGCGCGAGCTCGAAATTCTCGGCTTTTAATAGCTTCTCACCTAAATTTTCCAAGCCTCCGTATCTGCGAGCGATTTCCTTGGTGGCACGAGTGGTCAAAATCAGTTCATATTCCACGCCGCCGATGCCTATTTTCGCGCTTCGTTCGTTATCCATATATCAGACCCTCCTTACGGTGTTACTGTGAAAGTTGGTTCATACACTTCAGTAAACCACCCGGTTATGGTTGAACTTAAAACACCTGTGTCGCCGTCATTGACTTCCGCCTTCCATGGGTGCTTGCCCTGGCCGTCCAGCTTGTTTCTTCTCATCACAGTTCCTTCAATAGTTGGGGTTGAGAAAGTGATGCTGTCGCCCTTTGTGGCAAGATTGGTGGCGGGGATACCAAACTTTACACGGTATAGCCAAAAATAACGATACTTTCCGTTTGGTTTCTTTGCCCTGAACCCGACAGCGACAGGAGCGCCGCCATCCTCGCTTGCTGAAATCAAGACTTTGTTGTCATCAATGGTCGCGCCAGTCAAATCGCCAGCAGCAGCCGCGCCAATATCATCTACCCCAAGCGCAAGAGTCCCGCTTTGGAATTCCTTTATTACTTCAGCTGCGCCATCGTCCGCATAAAGAGTTGCTTCGGCAAGTTCAACCGACAGCTCGGCACTGATCGCTTTTGCCAGCGGAATGGGAGTGCCGTAGGTTTCATCACCTGCAGCGCTTTCGGTGATTGTAGCATAATAGAGTTTATCGAGACCGATAGTAGCCATAATTTATTCCTCCGTTTCTAATTGATATTCATATAGTTTTGCCACATCAATGGCATAGTGGTGATAGCCGGTGTCATCCTCATGTCCGATATACCGACGGTCTGTTATAGTAAAATCCGCACCCAGCAGAGCACGGACAATTTTGTTTTTTAGAGCCGTATAGCTCTCCTTGTCAAATAGGGATATCCGTGCCTCCTGGATTTCATGCCGGGGTTTATCGTCGGTATATAGCTCGAACGTATCAACCATCGGTGTGATCACAGCGTAACGATCTGGCGCAGGCTCAGAAAACACGCCAGTCTCCGAAGGAACGAGGGGTGAGATGAGGGCATTCAGTTCACTTAGGAGGCTCATATTTTTTCGACCTCCTTTTCCAATGCCGAAATCATAGCATTAATACAGGCATTTTTACTCGCTGATTTCGCGGGTTTTAGAAATGGTTTTGGTGGTTGCCCGCTTTTCCCGTATTCAAGTACACCTGCAATCATGGCGTTGCTTTTCCCATCCGGCCGTGGTTCAGAGAAACCCACCTTGACATTGAAGTTGCCGTCCCTATCCTGTTTTGCGGAGGAGACACCGAGCGCTGAAACCAGTTCGCCGGTTGAGCGGCTTTCTTCCTTTGTAGCATTGCCAATGACTCGTTTGAGGTTGCTTTTAACTTTTTCCTCCACAACATCGCCGCCTGCTTTCAGAACACGAGGGAGAATTTCATCCGTCTTTTCACCAAGCCGAGATACTTTTAGAAGAAACTCATCCGGCATTCTCATAGTTGCCTTAGCCACCGGGTTTCACCTCCTTAGCCAGCACTTCAATATACATACCGCGGCCCTTGACATCCTCTACAGAGGTAATCTCAAACCGGCCCTCGCCGTTTACCACAACCATCGAAGTGGTTATGGTTACACCTGGGATACTGCGAAAGCGGAAAAGGTCGGTGGCTTCTGAAAATGCCGCTCTGTTTGCCCATTTCTCATTGCCGTGCCGACCTTCTCGATATGCTCTGATGGAAACAACTGTATTGTCGGTTTCTATCGAAAATCCTTCACTGTCTTTTACAGTAGCTTTCTGGATGATGTCTATAAAGGTATTCATTTTTCCATAGCTCATAGTCACACCTTCCAGTCCCGGTCCAGCCTCATAAGAAGATTGACCGTGTTCCAGACCTGCTGACCGGCTTGCACATTATCCGAGAAAAAACCGCCCGTACTGCCGTCCCGGCTCTCATAAAAGTGGGACGACAGCATAATAACGGCCTGCTCAGTAGTAGGAGTCATCTGGTTATCTATATAAAAGTTCTCAGGAAGGTGTTGATAGCTTTCTGCATAACTGACGGAGGCGGCAATGTATATTTGCAGCAGTTCGTCGTCATTGTCATGCTGAAGGATGAGATTTTTCTTGACCTTTTCAAGTAGTGTCATACCGCCACCGCCCTTTCCTGATCATTAAGCATCAGCAGCCATTAATCCTACGGCCTTCAGTTTCGCAAGTAGCGAGTTGAAATCGTCAAGTAAATCTGCATGATCCTCGGCTGTACTTGCAGGCTGGTTTTCGGCTACGGGTATTTCCGGCACTATCGGGTAAGAAGGTACGTAAAGCTTTGCATCTTCTCCGATTTTAGCTTCTACTGTTTCGCCGACACCTTTTGCAGACGCTTTGATACCGCCAAGCGATGCCTCAGAAGCAGGCGCTGCAGTAGCGGTGATACCCGTTACTGTAGCGCCCTCCTTAATTTCCAAAATACCGCCAATGACGGTTTTACCGCCACCTTGTTCGGTATAGTTCTTAGTGTTGTAGCTCATACCGC